ACGATACCCGCACAGGTAAATAAGTTCCAGGTGTTGGCGCAGAACAGGAGGCGTATGGTGAAGGCATCATATGCACAACATCCACTTGAACTTGATCCACGTTATCCAACTGAGGACGTTATGAATGGAATAGATAGTAGTTACTTCGTCTTGGATCAGGACCCACTAGCATGAGCACGACATTCACACGTGGCGAGAATCCACTACGAGCGGACAAGCTCAATAGTGCATTCAATGAGCGTGTATCACGCAGTGGTGATACCATGCAGGGACCGTTATTGTTATCACGTCCACCGCAGCAAGCGTTTGAGGCTGCGACTAAGGATTATGTAGATGCATTCAATCAACTTGGTCCACCAGGGCCTCCTGGTATAACTGGTCCCGCTGGTCCTCCTGGTACGACTACATTCGCTGGACTAACAGGACAAGCCACGTATGCGCAACTCCCTGCTGAAGTGCAACAACTTCCTGTGGTGTTCGCATTCGGTGGTAAGCCTGTGACGGGAGCATTGGTCAATGCACCGATGGCAATGGCTGTTACCGTGCCTGCTGGATTGGTTGGAACCGTTGTATATGATACAGTCCAGGCGACAAGCGATGTGGTGTTCACGGTGAACAGGATCACCGGCGGCACTACCATCACAGCGCTTGGCACCGTCACCGTCACGTCCGCGAGCCACACGTCGGCGACACTGGCGGGGGCCGGCGGTTCACTGGCGGTTGGCGATGTTCTCCAGTGCGTGGCGCCGACGCAGGACGCTACTCTGAGCGACTGTTCCATCACCATTCTCTGCGCGAGGACGTAATGGCGTGGTCGTTCGGAGATGGTTTCGATTGCTACACATCAGGGGCCGATGCCGCGAACGGCTATTGGGATGTCGCCAGCGTGAACCCGGCTAGCAGCTCATTCGTGGCGGGAAGATTCGCGGGTAGTCGTGCCTTGAGTCAGGTGACCGCCACGCAATGGGTAAAGACTTCCGGCGTCAATGACGCGGCACACCACTTTGTCGTGTCTTATCAGCAGACGACCGCGATAACCGGATCAACTCTCGGGTTGTATTTTGAACTCTTCGACGGTGCGACGGCGCAATGCTCCGTTGTCTTTCGGACTGACGGCGCGATACTGCTGACTTCTGGTGGACCGGCGGGAACCGTGCAGGCGACCTATACCGGTGCGTTTTCAGCCGCGAGCACATGGTATGCGTTCGAGATCGAGGTATTCATCTCGAACACCGCTGGCTACATGAACGTCCGCAAGAACGGTAACAACGTCAACGATTTCACGTCAGCGACTAATCTTGATACCCAAAACTCCGCCAATGCCTACGCGAACAAGCTGCAAGTAGGCTCACAGGCGGCGGCCTCTGGGCAGATATGGGATGATTTCTTCTGGCGCTCCGACGCATCCTCCGTCGCGTGGCTTGGGGATATTCGTTGCTACACCAGAATGCCCGCGAGCGATGCCAGCACGCAGTTCTCGCGGACGCCGACCGGTGTGCTGACGCAGACTGTGCCGACATCGATAACCAGCAATACCGTCGTCCCGTCAAACAATATTGCTTACTATACCGCGTTTACCGCCGCTTATAGCGGAACCGTGACGGGAGTTGGCGTGGCGGTCACCGGGGTTGGCAACGCGGTCAACATGAAGTGCGCCATTCATGCTGATAATGCCCTCGGCACCGGGCCGGGTTCTGTTCTGGCCTCGGCCACGGCACCCGTCACACCCGTTGTCGTCGGCACCAATAACTTTACGTTCTCCGGCGTTACGGTCGTCAAGGGCGTTCAGTATTGGGTCGGCGCGGATGTCGATGGAACGACGAACATGCAATACGGGGCGTCGCTCGGCACTTCCGCGCAAGGCGCCAGCGCCGCGATGGCTTATGCTTCATTCCCGCAGGCCAGTCCGGTCGTGACCGTTCCGGCCAAACAGGTTCAGATGTCATGGACCTACACCGCCACGCCCGAGAACTGGCAGGCTGTGTCCGAGGCGCAGCAGGACACCACCACCAGCTACGTCTATGACAGCACCGTGGGACACGAGGATTTCTACGGCATCGCGGCGATCGCATCGACGCCATCGACCGTCATCGCGGTAACGACACGCGGCTACATGCAGAAGTCAGATGCCGGAACGCGCACGGCGGCGGTGCAACTGAAGTCAGGCGGAACAACGGTCGCGTCGTCAACGCTGGTGCTGACGACATCAGGTTGGCAGTGGGCGTGGAGGACCGACATCGTTGATCCCAACACATCGGCGGCGTGGACCAGCGCCGCCGTCAATAACGTGACCATCGGCCCGAAGGTCACGAGCTGATGGCTAATACCGTATGGAACGGGAGCGACAAATCGGCGTCGGTCACGCTCACCGGTTCCAACCTGATCGCGACCAGCGGCGCGGCGGGCACTTTTGGCGTGCGTGCCGCCGATAAACAAATAACCGGCAAATTCTACTGGGAAGTCACCTGCAATATCATCACCGCTGCCAACACAGGCATCGGGATCATGTCGCCTTCCGCTTCGTTGAGTGCCGGTTTCTTCACGTCGGGCTTCACGGGGTCGTGCGGGCTGATCCGCACTGGGCTTATCTATCTTGACGGCACGAACACCGCCGCCGCCGCGTTCGGTACCATCGCCAACGGCACGGTGGTTGGCATCGCTTTTGACGTGGATGCCCGTCTCATCTGGTTTCGCCTTGGCGCGGGAGGCAACTGGAACAACAACGCCGCTTACAGCCCGGTTACCGGGACGGGCGGCGTCCTCACCAAACTGGGTCTTGGTATCCCTGCGTTCCCGGCGGCGATATTCACCGCGAATGGCGATCAGACGACCGCCAATTTCGGTGACAGCGCGTTTGTCGGCGCGGTGCCCAGCGGGTTCACGTCCGGCTTCACCTCTGGCGCGTCGATCCCCACCAACGCCCTCACCTCGCAAGCCATCGCCGAGCAATGGATCACCACCAACCCGATCCTGCAACTCACGCAGACGTTCGTCGAGCAATGGGCCACGGTGCAGAACGTCTCCCAGCAGGCGGTCGTCACGCAAATGGTGTTGGAGCAGTGGGCCAGTGTTACCGTGATTGCGCCACCAAGCGCAGACCAGAACCGTGTCATGATATTGGCCTGAACCATAGGTGTCCTAGTGTATCTCAAGAAGACATCAGCTAACCTAAATCCACGTGGTGAACAACCACAATCCAACTTGCAGGTTAGCACGGTACGTTCGTTCGAAGGAGGATTGAACGTCTCCGACACTGACCTCAACATGTCGCCCAAGTATGCGAAGGTGTTGGACAACATTGAGCGTGCCATTGATGGATCACTGAGTGTGCGCCCAGGCACGTTGTTCATTGCCGCATTGCCTGATCCAAGCAACATCGTGAACTGTTATTACTTCAATGGCTTCGTCATCTCGGTGCAATTCAATGGCGACATCACCAAGACCAATGGTGCTGGTGTTGTCACATTGATGCAGAAGACAGGTGCGAACCTGTGGCCAGCCGGTAGCGTCGAAGTCAACTTCACCATCTTCAACTCAGATCTGATCATCGTCAATGGCCGAGACAAACCAATCATTGTCAGCGGTGATCCAGTCAATGCACGGTATATGGAAGTCGAATTCCTGGTTGATCTGGCCACATCCACGAATGTGAATACTCCCGTAGGCAAGTTCGTGATCGCACATTCACAATACACGATCATCGCAGGCGTGCCAAGCGAACCAAGTTCAATCTACGTGAGTGCTAAAGGCACAAGTGGGACATACTTCGGTGATCCTGCTCCGAACGATGCTATACAGCTTGATCTTGGTCCTCGTGTATCTCTTGGTTCTGCGACTATTACGGGCTTAGTAGCATATCGCGATAAGCTACTCGTGACATTCGAACGTGGCGTATTGCCAATCAACCTGGGCATATACACAGGCACACCGGGTGTTCACGCACCTACGGATGACGGCTTCATTGAGGAATTTGGTTGCCTCACCCATCGATCACTTATCAGTGTTGGTGATGATACGTATTACGCAGACAACGTGGGTGTGAACTCCATATCACGTGTGAATGTGTTCAACACATTGCGGCCCATACGTACATCGCATCTGATCGACCCACTGACTACCGAGTTGATCCAACCACTGACAATGGCACAGATCGGTCAGTATGTGTTCGCCATCTACGACCTGCGCAACTTCCGCTACATGCTGTTCGTGCCACGATTCGAGGCTGGTGTGTTGGTGGAAACGATTGGTTTCAGCTACATGCATATCCCATCACTGAAGATATCAGCATGGTCACGTCTACGTGGTTGGAAGTGGCAAGCCGCATGTCGCACATCATTGCAGAATGTGATATTCGCACAAGCCAACAAGCTGTATGCATATGACTTCGATGATGAAGTCGGTGCGCTTGACTTCCGTAATGACCCAGCGATAGCAGGTGGTGATGGTGTGCCAATCACGTTCGACTGGGAACTGCCATGGGCTGACTTCAAGCATCGCATGGATATCAAGATATCACGCTACATTGGACTCGATACGCAAGGTACAGGCAACTTCACAGTCGAGGGCTATGTCGATAACATATTCAATTACCATGGCACACCCGCACCGATGCTATCCATGCACTTCGTAGGCGGCAACTCGGGTGGTTATGGCAACTCGCCATATGGTAACACGCCATATGGTGGTGGTAGGCGCACATCCGATGAGCGGCTGTTCGCATGGACGACCAAGTTCAAGCTGCTTAAGCTACGCCTGTTCGGCACGACAACCAAGAAGCTGAAGTTCATCAGCGTGTCTATCGCATATATCCATGGCGGGATCAGGAGATAGACAATGACCACGCTAACACCGCATCTACGGCTCAATGTTCCGCTCTTCGATCAGATGCCATGGGACGAGGATGTAAACACCAACTGGGCATTGCTTGATGCCACCATTGGGATGGTTACCGCCATACCCAATTTGGTTGGTGTTTGGAAGAACGCCACGTCATACACATACGGCCAAACCGTGATCGATAGCGCGGATAGCAGCATATGGACATGTGTGCAGACACACCTGAGTAGTCCAGCGCCACTGTCGTTCGCGAATGAACGCATTTCGTTCCCCGCGCGTTGGGGACTCATAACGAATGGCGCTTCATTCTATGCGGCACAGGCAGCGACAAGTGCTGCTGATGCTGCGGCCAGTGCGGCGGCTGCGGCAGCGAGTGCGGGATCGGTAACTGGTGTCGTGTTGAAGGCCGGTGATACAATGACCGGCTTCCTTACACTGCACTCCGATCCAACTGCTAACATGCATGCATCGACCAAACAGTATGTGGATGCACGTGTTGGCGGCGTGGGCTTCTTGCCAACCACGGGCGGCATACTGACGGGTAACCTGGAGGTTGGTGGCAATGGTGTCTCCTATACCAATCAGGCCGCGAATAAGCATAACATCTCATTCGGTTGGAATGGTAGTGCTATAACCAGTCTTGTAGATGGCATTGGCACAGGCAACCTTGCCACACAGGCGTATGTCAGCGGTAGCTTCTTACCGATCAGTGGTGGAACCATCACAGGTGCGCTGACCGTCAATGGTCAGATGAGTACACTAAGCACCTACCTTATCTCAGGGAGTGGTGCAGCATTCTTCTCTGATGCTAACTACACATACATTCAGTGGGACTCTGCTCTTTGGCGATTGCGGTTTACACGTTCTACAGGCACGCTTGATTATATGGCTGCTGGCATTACACAGCTATTCTCGATAAGTGGATTAGGTGCTGGTTATTTTCTTGGTAGTCTTAGTTCAGGTGGCGCAATATCTGCTGCTGGGAACTTGTATGCACGCGGTGGATCAGTCTACTGGGGCGCAGGTGATCGCTCACGCCTGATCAGTGACAACGTTGCTCACACGTATCTGCGCATGTTGGACCTCTACGGATGGCACCTGGATTGGGCCAGTGGCTTGCTTGCATGGGAACGCTATGATGGCACAGGCGTGTTCACGCTGGCCCCAAGTGGCAATGGTGCATTCGGCGGTAATCTGACGATTGCGACCAACATCCTGATTGGTAATGGTGCTGCTGGTCGTATCTTGCAACTCGATGGGAATAGTGGTGGTTGGTATTGGAGCTGGAACTCAAGCAATGGCGACTTGTTATGGGCTGCTGCGGGCGCATCCTTCTTCCAGATACGCATACATGATGGGCTCTGTGGCAATGACATCGGTGCGATGTATGGTATTGGTGCATACGTCAATGCATCCGATGAGCGTATCAAGCTCAACATTCGGTCGTCATCATATGGCTTGGATGCGATCATGGGACTAGAACCGATTGAGTTCAGTCGTGTGCGCACACCAGAGCGTGTAGAGCATGGCTTCTCAGCACAACAGGTGCAGCGTGTCATACCTGAAGCAGTGTCCGTATACGGGCAAGAGGAAGCGGACCCAATGCTGGGCATGTCGATTGATCCTATCGTCGTGGCACTGGTGAATGGCATGAAGGAATTGGCAACGCGCATGTCTGCATTGGAGAACAAATGAATACGCAACCAACCACACCACTGGCCGTGACCATGACGGCTGCGGAATGGGAGAATGTGATAAGTGTACTGCGCAAAGCTCCATACGAACAAGTAGCGGGTGCCATTCAGGTCATCGTTGCACAATGCATGACAGGGGTGGAGCGTGGAAATAGTTCCACTGGACGCGAATAACATTAGTTATGCTGTTGGACTGGCTGAGGAGATGCACAAGTTGAGCACGTTCGCGGATAGTGGTCCCGCATTCAACTGGGGACACTGTAAGGCCACGATGCTATACGCGATGAACCATCCTGATTATTACTTCACACTGGCAATGGATGATGGAGTGTATGTCGGTGCGGTATGCGGACACGTTACGCCATTCTACTTCAGCCCAGACATGCTTGGTGTCGAGGAGGCATGGTATGTGCGTGATGGCACACGATATCGTGCATCCATCGGCATGCGACTCATGTATGGATTCGTAGAGTGGTGTTTGGTTACGAAGCGTGCGGTGATGGTGCAATCTGGTGACGTTGCAGGCATACGTACGATTGGTGTCGATGCGTTGTATAGGCGTATGGGCTTCACACGCTATGGAGCGATCTACAGATATATGAGGGAAGCGTGATGTTCACTCCTGGTGGTCAGCCTGATCGACTCAATCGTGCGGCGTATGGTGGTAGCAAAGGCGGTGGTGGCGGTGGTTATGCACCACCTGCTCCTATCGTGTTGACTGATCCAGTAACTGGTAAGTCATATGTGCAGCAAGTTGACGAGAGCGGCCAGCCTACGGGCCTATCCGCACAGGAACAGTTGAATGCTGGAATTACCCAGCGTGAGACTGATGCGAAGACAACAAGCGATGCTGCTGCTGCTAAGAAGGTAACAGATGATGCTGCCGCACTTGCTAAGTTCAATACGAACAAGACAGGTGCATACAACGATGCACTGAGTAACATCGTGCATCAGTTTCAGCAGAAGGGCATCGATGCCAATCCATACCTGGAGTCGGACATCAAACCACTGCTGAACAGAACACAGAACACGATCAGAGACTTAGATCCAAATCCATCGGCTGCGTATGGCGCTGATCTGGGCACAAGCATTATCAACAGCCTTACAGAAGGTAAGCGTACAGGCTATGGCGATCAACTGAATAAGATATTCTCGCCATCGTATGCCGAGACCAACATACCTGATAGTCTCACAGGTCAATACTCGGACACGTTGCTCAACGAGCAATTCGACCCACTGCGTGCACAGCTTACCAACGCACAGAAGCGTGGCACACTCACGGATGTAGGCTACAACGCCGCGCTTGGCACACTAGGCCAGAAGCTGTCCACGGGACGATCCACGATTGGTGATCTCGGCAAGACCATTATCGGCAGGGATCGTGGCGAGATCAACGACTACATCGGCAACGCACGCAAGGATGCGAACGCAGCATCGTTGTCAACCGCATTCGATCCAAACACATATGCGACAGGTGCACGTAACCTCGTAGACACTGACGTGGCTAACTTCGGTGGTGCGTTACGCAATGCAGTTGGTGGAACTAAGTTCGCTGACATCAGTGAGTTGATCAATGCCGGTGGTGCGGTGCAAGGTGCAACCAATCCGAGTGCGAATAATCCACTTGCGGGACTCGGTGCAACCATCATTGCTGATGATCCGAACCTGCGGCGTGGGCTTGGTAACACAGGTGCGTTTTGAGCATACAAGTTGAACCACTCAAGAAGTGTTCACACTTGCTGAATGCAATCGTGGTTGAATACTACGAGAAGACGATAGCACATGAAATCATGCCACCATTGAGTATGGACTGGGACCAGATGGCCAAGATGGAGGCACAGGATAAGTTCGTGGTCATCACGTATAGGGATCATGATAAGCTGCATGGCTTCGTCACATACTTTGTCGGTCCACACCTATTCCATAAGACCACGATATTCGCATCATGTGGCACACTTGCAGTGAAGTTGGAGCATCGTGGCAAGGGCATAGCCAAGAAGCTACTGCATGCTGCTGAGCCATTGCTGAAGATGTATGACGTGAAGATGATCATACATGGCTATCGCACGTTGTACGG